GCCATCTTGTACACGAATGTTTTTATGTCCTCCTCCGCATACCACGCGCGCGTGTGATGCCCATTTTCAATTCGCTCACGGCAGCACATACCCCTGTATCGTCGCATCGATCTCTCGTACGCCTCGTGCAGGCAGCAGTAAATCGCTCGCTGAAAAGGCGAGAGTTCTTCTATTTTTCCCGGTGCATAAAGCTCAGAAGAGACATCGAACATGTCCGGATCCGTGTCGAAAGGGGTTGGCATCTGCGCGGGGCATTCTATACGTTCAATCATTCTCAATTGTGTGCGCATGTTCTTGAATCCTCCGTTGACCTGTTCGTACAGGCGATTGATCCGCTGCTGCAGTGATAATTTACCACCGGTTCTTTCGTCTACCCTGCCCGTGATTCCCAGCGTCTTCGCTCGATGTAACATGCTCGACAACCGCTCGTTTTCCTTGTGTACCGCCTTCTCAGCCTCTATCAGGAGCGCGGTCGAATTCCTTGAACTGATTTCATCGTCGTTTGGCGTGCGTTCGAGAAGTTGTTCGAACCCAACTGAACGAGTAGTTGTGACTGAATTCGGCCGCGGTGTCCTTGAAGTCGCGACGAGTCTCCACTTTATCTCCAGAAGGCGACAGTGTTTCATAATAGAATCCGCGTCCGCGTCGTGATACGCGGCCCTGATCTGCTCTAGATCTGCTTCATCTCGGTGACGATCACCGTCTACAAAACACGTCGTCATTGTGATGTCTTCTGGGGAGAGCTCGAACTAATTCTCTAAGCAGATTATTCTTCGCTCAATTTTGAAAGCATTTTTATCATGATTCGATTTTGAACGGTCAACTGGTGAGCGATGCGCAACAGGGCCGTGCACACGGTCTCACCCGAGTCCTCGTCGACGAGGCACGCCGCGATATCACCGACCCGAGCGGAAACGTCATCGTACACTGCGTCGTCTTCCAGGGAAAGAGCGTCGTCGTCCCACAACTCAGAACCCGACACCGAGATGTCTTCTTCGTGGTCGTGCTCGGGGGTGGTGAGGTCGATGACCTCTTCTTCGTAATCGGCGACGCCCTCCGCGTCCACATCGGGTTCAAGTTCTCGGTCAAGGTCGGTCATGTTCGCTGGTCTGATCTAGGTGGAGAAAGTCCCAGGGCAAATTTTCCGCGCCACCCACATCGCGTGCGTCAGGCCGAGAATTATTTTCTCCCGTAATATTACACACAACACTACAATGGCCGGAGGTCTCATGCAACTCGTCGCGTACGGAGCTCAAGATGTTTATCTTACGGGCAACCCAAAAGTAACTTTTTTCCAGGCTGTCTACAAGAGGCACACGAATTTTTCTCAAGAGACTATCGAACAAACCGTCAACGGTACCGCCGCTAACGACGGCCGGGTCTCTGTGACCGTCGCCCGCAATGGTGACTTGGTCGGTGAGATGTACCTCGAACTCACCACGGTCGCGACTTTGACGTCCGAGACGTCTGGCACTGACTGCAACTGGGTCGCCGAGCGTGCCGTCAAGGACGTCGAACTCTCGGTTGGCGGCCAAAGATTGGACAAGATCTACCAAAAGTGGTGGAGACTCTACGCCGAATTGTACTTGGACGCCTCGGCCAAGCAAAACTGGGCGAAGATGACCACCGGTATCGCGGGTGCCTCCTCTAAGGTGTACCTTCCACTCGTGTTCGCCTTCAACACGAACCCGGGCTTGGCCCTTCCTCTCATTGCCATGCAATACCACGAAGTCCGCCTCGATTTCGATCTCGCGAGCGACTTCGAGACCTACTTCACTACGTCCGGTCTCAAGGTCTGGGCTAACTACTTCTACCTCGACACCGAAGAACGCAGACGCTTCGCGCAAAAGGGTCACGAGTACCTCATCACGCAAGTGCAACACACCGGCGTTGACTCTGTCACCGATAATGGATCCAAGAACGTTCGCCTTTCTCTCAACCACCCGGTCAAGGAATTGGTCTGGTGTTTCGGTGCCGCGTCCCCGACGAAGTCTTCCCTCTGGAACTTCTCTGCGGACCAATCTCTCACGGGTGTCGTCCTCGAATCTGACCCGTCTGCCATCGCCACTTCCAACGCTTTCGTGTCTCCGGCTGACATTGGCTGCCCGCTCGTTAAGTTCGGTACCGATGGATCTTCCAAGCTTCTCCGCGAGCGTGGTGTGACCGACGCGTCCAACGCCTCTGGCCCGCTCTCCGAATTCCGATTGATCTTGAACGGCCAAGACCGAATGAAATCCATGTCCGGTGAGTACTTCAACTCTGTCCAAGCTGCTCAACACCACTCCGGTTCCCCGATGCCGGGTGTGTACAGCTACTCGTTCGCCTTGAAGCCGGAGGAGCACCAACCGACGGGCACGTGCAACTTCAGCCGCATCGACAACGCGCAAGTCGCCGTCACGTTGAAGGATACCGCCACCGCCGGTTCCACCACCACCGCTATGAGTTTGTTCGCCGTGAACTACAATGTCCTCCGCGTGCAATCCGGCATGGGCGGGCTTAGCTTTAGCTCATGATGGAGTTATAATCAGGCCCAAAAAGCAGGCGTTAAAAGCGTTTGTCCTGCTAGTCTGTTTGTGCAGGCGAGACAACCTGGTTGCGGGAAGTTCCTTAGAGCTCTAACTACCACCCTCATTTGGAAACATTTGAGGGGATCTCGGTTAATTGCCGAACCCGATGGTAAAAAGGTTAGAGATTGGATAATCCGCAGGCGAGAACCTACGTTCGCTACGACTAGAATATGGTTCCGTTTCAACGATCGCTAAGATGTCGACAATACATGATGGGCTAGTCACCCTGATATTGTTTAAGGTACGATCTAAGCCCTTTGGGAAACC